ATACGGTTTTAAATTACCATTTGAGAAATATGAAGGTGGCTCTTGTATAGTTGTTGTGCATTGTACTGAATTAAACCCTTTCTTTAATAGTTTTACTTGACTATTATTTATAAAATAAACATTGCTTGTATTTCCAGTAAATCCTTGTATTTGACTAAGATTATTAAATTGACCACTTGATGCAATAGCACCAGCAGAAGTATATTCAGTATAATTTACATTCTCATTAGCAAATTCATTAATAGCAACAATCCACCACTTGCCACCTGACATAAATAATCTACAACCAAATGACTTTAATAAATTAGATAATATGTCAAAGCAATTCTTATATGTTGTTGCTGATTCTAAGAATGTCCTATATGCAAGATATGTTTGAGAAAATGGTTCGTTTGATGAACTTGTACTTCTGTTTGCCATTCCTTGTGCATAATAAGAACAAGCAGTTACTATATTTGGATCAGTTGGTAAATCTAATGAGTTTAAACAAGTTCTGATAAAATATAATACTGTTTGATATGCATTGACATTTTGTGTATTTACAACATACAAAGGAATTGATTGCAACATCCCTATTCCATCAACACAGTTAAAGCTTAATTCTTTTCTACCAGTAGTGTAAGATAATTCAACGTCATCACTAATTGTAAATCCAGTCCATTCTAAATCTGACCCTAAATACAACTTAACAAAATACTTCCTATCATTAGCAACTGTAAAATTGGGCATATTCTCCATGTCATCAGTTATGTCAATTGCCACATTTAACTGACTTGCGAATATTGGCTCATAAGGATCATCCGATTGCGGAAGATATTGTAATGATATATTAATTAATGGATATTCAATTACAGTACCAGAATACCCATCCTCTTGTAAGTATAAATATCCAGTTTTGCTTGTTTTAGTTGCAAATGTTATTTTATATTTATTAGCGTATGACATTATGCTCCACGTCTTAGATTAAGTGAATAATTTGATCTATTCAAAGCTAATACTAAATCACTTCCTCTCAAAGTAAATTGTCCAGAACCTGCACCGCCATTTCCTGCCATTGCACCAGCATTAAAAGTATTATTCATCATATTACCTAACTTACTTAATGGCATAACAGCTTCATGTTGATTCCCTTCTCCAACCATTGCTAGAGTTGGCTTGGTAACCACGCCACCATCAGCTAAACCTAATAAACTACCAAACATACCAAGACCCATTCCACCTCCTCCAGAAAATGCTCCACCAACAGCAGCACCAGTACCAGGTGCAATTACATTCATTATTGTTGTAAATATTGCAGCTTTTATAGCAGCAGCAGCAATTTGTTTAGCTAAATCCATAAACATATTACTTAATGCTTCTCCAACGCTTTTACCTTGTTCAAATGCATTCCACAATCCCATTATTGAATTAGTTAATGTAGATGAAACAGTTTCAGCAAATCTTTCGTATGATTTTTGTTTCTCAGCAGCTAAAGCTATATTAGCTAATTGTAATTCTCTCTCTTTCTCTAAATCCTCTATGACTTTACTTTTCTTACCATTCATCCCTTCACCAGCAGCACCTTTTAATTCCGATTTAACAAACTTATTAAATCTAGCTGTTTTCTTATCTTCCTTTTGTTGTTTTTCTTCTGGGTCTTCATAAGTACTTACATAATCAAGTCCAATTTCTCTTGCCTTATCTCTCCTTGACTTCATTTTAGACAATTCTGTCTTTAATTGCTTTACCTCATTTGATTCAGCAATCTTAGCAGCATCAGCAACACTTGTTTTACTTTTACTAGATTTACCTGGAGTATCAAATCCAGTTATTTGCTCAATAAATGTACCTTCCCTAGAAACATAAGATTTAATCTGTGAATCAATGTTTGCTAATGTAGTTTTATAGCTTTCAGCAACATCCTTTTTCATTGTTGCTAAGAACATAGCTTGTTGCTCTGGAGTTAGAGTTTGTCTTTGTCCCATACCAATATCTAAACTGGTAGGTGCTCTTTGCGCTGCTTGTTTCTTAGCTACTTCATCTTCAATCTTCTTTCTTTGCTCGTATAATAATTTTAAACCGTCAACATTATTCTTTTCTTTTCCTGCTAATTCCTCTTGCTTTGATGCAACATTGACTAAATGAATAAGATAAGCCTTATCATTGGTCATCTTTAAGTCATGTATTTCCTTGCTATCTCTATATAATGCCTTTAATGCTTTTAATGCCTCTTGTTGTTGTGCTGGAGTTCCACCAGCAATTACATTAACCAAGTTTAGACCTACTGCTCTATTTGCTTGTGCTCCACCAACTATTTTATATACGTCATCATTTACTTTCTTTAATTCTTCCCTAAATTCCTTTAATTTCTCACTAGGACCTTTGAAGAAGTTTGCTATTTCTTTAGAGAATACAGTAAGTAAAGATGTAGCCACACCAACTGCTAAACCAATACCAGCAGGACCAGTTATACCAGCAACCATTGCTTTTAATGCTCCACCAGCACTACCAGTTTCCTTTTGTAGTCTTTGGAACGATTCCAACATCGGGTTGATGTTGTTGGCGATACCCATAAATCCATAAGGAGCATCTTGAGCAATTCTCGATAAGTTAGTAATTGATTGAGTGGCATCGGCAGCAGGTTTAGCCACCCCTTTCATGCCAGACTGTAAATTGGTAATAGATTTGTTTAAATTATCAATCTGTTTATTAAGATTGGTAATTTCAGCAGTATTAGTTGACTTCTTTAATTGTGATTCAAATTGTCTTAACTGATTTTGGGCTTTCTGGAGTTCAGCTTGTAATTGGTCTGAATCCATTCCAACAACTATATCTAAACCAATAACTTCTGCCATTTTTTATTTTTTTATTCCGTATAATTTAAGCGTTTCCGCAAATTGCTCCTCCGAAATTAACTCTTTTTCTTCTAGGCTTTCAATATCGTCTAATTGCGGAATGTGCCAAAATGATTTTAACGATTTGGGTGTTTTTTCAGAAGTGCTACTTAAATATATGATATAGGCTAGGTTTCTAGTCCTAGCCCATTCATTAATCTCTTGTTTCTCCCTTCCCATTACAATAATAGAAAAGTCCTTCCAAGTCATCTCCCAAAATTCACTTGGGCGTATATTACATTCAGCAGCCTTTACTAAAATATCATCCCAACTAAGCTTCGTTAAGCTTTTTTTTTTCGTCCTCGTTGGTCGCACCTTTAGCAGAAGTCACAGTATTTCCGATTATATATTTAAGATAATCGATCAATGGACCTTCTGTCGCAAAGATTGAACCAATCTCATCAATCCAATCACAAACATCAACTTCTGTGTATGTCATCTGCTCTTTATTAGATATACAAGCAGATTTGTAACCACAATACATTAACTTGACTATAACGTCTAAGTCAAGACTTCCAGAAGATAATACTTGGAAGTAATCGTCAATTGTGATTCCCTTTTCATTACAGAAATCACGCATTGCCCAAGTACCCCATTTTAATTGAATTGTGTTGTTTTTCAGTTTTAATTCGAACATAGTGTTGTTGTTGTTTTATTATACTGTTTCTGTTTGTACTACTGGTGGTGCATAAACTACGAATGTTGCAGTGAATTTAACATCATCTTTATCCGCAGAGTTTACATCAAAGTTAGAAATCCAAACATCACCGCTATAAGTAATATCACCAGCAGTTGGAGTAGCCTTACCCATCTTCATTGCAAATACTGTTCTAGCAGCATGAGCAGCGTATAATTGTTGGTAAGAATCTTTAGCAGGTGTTCCAGTTTCGTCAATTGCGAATCCATCAGCCTTAAAAGATTGAGTAAATGAAGGACCAGGTTGGAATTGATCACCACATTTTGAAGTTGCATCAATTGTGTTTACAGTTGATGTTAAAGAGTTAGTTGTAAGACAAGCAACAGGTTTAAATGTTCCACTGTCATCAATGTCTGCTAAAAGGATATAGTCCCTAGCTGATACTTTAGTTTCTGCCATTTTATTTTAATTTTGAGTTATTGTTAAATTATATGTTATTATCGTTCTAAATACATTGTCAATCGGATTCAACCCATCTAAATTTCTTATACTATCAACATATAAACTAGATGAATGCCATCCACTTGGTAATGTTATTGTAGTATCTGAATTTATTGCAGTCAATATAAGATTGCTTATTTCTTCAGAACGTTTATAGCCAAAGTTAGCATTTTTTGTAACAATGTCAACAGTTATAGTATTTGAATTTGTATATCCACTTTTGCCTTGTTCCTGGCTAGAAGATCTGCCATCTAAAATGATATATTCATTACCAGCATTGTCTGGGGCAAAACCATCATAAACAACCAAATCTGTTGCATTGGTTATATTGGTAACAAACCACTTTTTTATATCTACGTTAGGATTTAACATTGCTTAATATATTTTTAATTCTACCTTTTAATTTGGACTTCTCTGATTCAAATGCTGGTAATAAGAAAGGCTGTGCTCTCATGCCTTTTCTCAATATACTTATTGCTATTGCATAAGCCACAGATTTAGCATTTTTACCACTAGCCAATCCTTTTTTCTGTACCCATTTCATTAGGGCTTTAACCATATCAGCAAATTTACCACCTTTCTTCCCTTTGAACATTGAAGCATAACTAGAATATTTGCTAGGGATATTTACCTTGCCACCAGTGCCAAATTCTACATAAGGGGCATAACTTGCCTTTGTTCCTACCTTGTATCCGAATTTATCACCGTTTGATATGTCAATCATGTATATTGATTGCCTTAATGTACCAAAATTTACTGGAGCATTCTTTTTAGCTTCTGATTGTATCTTTAATGCACTTGCCGCTAATTCTTTTTTTAGTTCAAGTTTGGTATTACTAGAAAAGGTATTTATCCTTTTCATCACCTCCTCCATATTAATAATATTAAAGCTTATGCCTTTCATTATGCATACATTAATATTTCCCAGAATCTATGAGCATTATCCACATCCTTAATAGAATGAATTGTATATCTCTGTCCTTCAACCTCTAATTGGTAATTGTCTGTTATATTTAAGTCCCAACGGATAAATAGCTTTGCCATTCTAGTAAAACTAAGTTCTGCCTCTAACAATGCTCTATTTTGCTCCTGTGGGCGATAATCTCCCCATACAGTCGCTGTTTTAGTAAAAGTGGTAGTATATCCCCCTTCGCCATCAGATGTCCTTGTTGGGGCGTAAACGTCCACTAAACGGGTCATTGAATTTGCATCAACGTAATTGTCTTTGTGCAGTCCTATTCTCATTTTATAATATTGGGCTTGTTTTAGTCCATCTTTGACAAACTCTCCATGTCTTCTCACAAATTCCCTGATCGTCTACATCCATACCTCTATTTTCATAGCCATAGTTAATTTGGTCTAACATGGCTATTTTAAGTTCCTTTGGTAAACAACCAAACCCAGCCATATAAGAAGCCTTAAGATTTGCCCACATTGGACTAGCTACTTTAGGATAAGGACCTCCAATAACCATATATTGACTTTGTGGTATTTGATTGCCTTGTGGGTTATATAAAGCCATAAAATAAGATATTGGTCCAAATGGTAAAGGAAAGTTTCCAGCCTCATTATTAAACCAAACGTCAACTTGACGAGGAATCAAACTCAAATTAGTAGCCATTTCTATTGCTTCTCTTGATTGTGTAATCAATTCAGCAAACAAATCATCTTCAACGTCATTATTTACACGACAGTACTGCTTTGCTTCTGCAACAGTAACTGGTTCAACAATTGGAGTATTGTTAATAAATTGATAGTCATTTTGGAAACTATACATAATATGTCTTTTTACAAATTTAATAAAAAACCCCCACAAAATTGTGAGGGTTCTTATTTTTATAGTTTTATACTATTAATCGTTCAAAAGATTTGCATAGATAGCAGAACTTGATAACATCAAGTTTACTTCTTCCATACACTCAATACGAGCAGTAACTAAGTTCTTTTGGAAGTTAGTACCATTCTCATAAGAGAACTCAATAGCTAAAGATTCAACTTCTACTCTCTCGATATAGTCACGATCGATAACTAATGCTTTATCATTAGCAACCCAAGATGCAGAAATAACTGGAACACCCCAGATAGTGATACCACCATTTACACCTACAGTTACTGAACCAGAACCAGCATAGTAACCAGCAGAAATAGTGTTCTTCAAGATGTTAGCCATGTTCTTCTCACTTACTAAAATGTAAGATGCGTTGAAGTTAGCAGTCTTTTGGTTAGCGATTAAGTCAACTAATTGACCTAAATAATCTGTACCAGTTACAGTTGTAACACCAGTTGCAGCACCAGAAATAGTACCGAAGAAACTAGCGTTCTCTGCCTTAAAGAAATCTCTTTGTAACATTCTAGGTAAAGTTTGAGTCATGAAAGGTAATGACTTCAACATTTGCTTAGAGAAAGTAGAGAAACCAGCGATGTACTCGTTTACTACTTTAGTTTCAGTTAAAGAGTAATTGTTTTGTCCTTTGTCATCTCCTTCTGTTTGGAAAGCGATATTGTTTGTTTCACCAGCATCTTCCTTATAGAAAACATAAAGACCAGTTGCACTTCTTACAGTTGGAACTAAATCTCTAAAGTTAAGCTTTTGAGAAGGGTAGATTGCTTGATTTACAGCATAAGTTGCGATAGGATCACCAGTTAAGTTACCACTTAAAGTCATAGTCTTAACATCAGATAAATCCAAACGGAATTTACCATGCTTTTGCATTTGACTTTCAAATTCACTCATTTGACCATCTAATTTCTCTAAGATAGCTTCGTCCATGAATTTAACTTCTTTAGTTGCAGCTTTCTTTTGTGCAACACTTGCAGCATCGATTTGCTTTTGCATTTCGTCTTTTACTACATTGATTTCAGCTTTTACTGAATCGATTTGAGCAGAAACGTCAGACTTAAGTCCTTTTACGTTTTCAGCCATTTCATTGATTAATTCTAAATTTTCCATTTTTACTTTTTAAATAGATTGTTAAATTGTTTAATTGCTTTTAAGACCTCCTCATTTGTCTTTGGTGCTTCTACTTCGACTATCGGCTCAACTGATTGCTCGGGTTGAGTGATTTCTTTAACGATTTCGATTTCCAATAACTCTGATTGAATCTTCTTTATTTCAATCTCCATAAGGCTAAATGTTTCGTCTGTGAAACGACCATTCTTTAATGCCTTAAGAAGTTTCTCTAGCCTATCGCTTAATTGTACTTTATTGCTTTCGCTTTTAACAGCCAAAGTTGGAGTTTCTGGGTTAGCACCCCATAATACCGCACTACCTTCATATAACTTCAATTCTGTGATTGTTCTTACACCTTCTTTATCAACGTTTGATTTGATAGTGCTAAATCCAATTGAATGCTGGTTTATTAAACCTGCATCATATAATTTGATAATATCTTCACCAGCTTCAGTTTCCACAATTGGAGTGATTGCTACCAACATATCACCTTCAAGGTATAGTTCTGCTGGTTTACCAATTACATGGTCCATTTCAGCTTCATGATCTACTAATGACCAAATCAAGTTCTTACCCTTTGGTCCACGTTCTGCTATTGTTTTAGTAAATGCTTCTGGAACGATTATGTCATTGTCTAAATCGACATTTCCACATCTTGCCCAAACTGCTTTTACTCTGCGTTGCTCACAGTCAACATCCATAATTGAATATGATATGTCTTGCTTTTCAACGATGCTATCTTTTAATTGATATTTACTCATAAAACAAAGTTAATATATTTTTTAATCTGCTAATGCTTCTGCTATCAAATTTCCAATTTCCATTCCAACTAAATCACCAAGTAAAGCCCAAATCAACCCAGCGTCACCATGTGGTGGATTGTTTTGTAGTGTTTTAAGTTTGCCATCACTTCCTCTTACTGCTTCATATCCCAATGTGCAACGACAATTACAAACATTAGCAGCATGAGCAGTTGAATCGCCAGGATGCAACATATAGTCTATAAATCCTTTACCATCTACTTGAAACTTTGCATCCATTGCTACTTGAACACCGTCCATGTGCAAATGATCAGCAGAATCTCTTGGCATCCTTCTAGTTCTGTTGTCTTGTGATGAAATCCATTGTTTCATAGTAACCAACCCAGTTGACATTGCACCAACCATTGATCCTACATTTGCAGCCCTTGATGTTTCTGTTCTAGATATAAGTTCAGCACGATAATCAGTTATGCCACTTGTTTTAAGTAATGCAATTGTTTCTTGATTAGTCAATCCTTGTTCATTGGCTTGAACTAGGAAACGTCTGATTTGCTCTTTGGTTGTATTTGTAATATCTCCTGCTAATTCACTAAGTCCCTTAGTTTCTAAGTATTGAAGTATAGCATAAGAAAATAAATCAGTTTTGGCGGACTTACCCTCAAATGGACCAAAATGCCCTTTAGATAGCTTTTTAACGTCCTTTTCTGCCGCCAATGCCATTTTAGTACCCAAAGCCACATGAAGCTTCTTAATGGTCTGTTTAAGCCCCCTATCGCTAATAGCATCCATGTTTTGAGTACGACAATATGTATCTACTTGCTTCTGTAATTCCTTTTTGAATTTAGGCGAATAAGTAGTTAGTGCGTTTTGGTATAGTTTGCGATAATCTTGCCAAATCATTATTTAAGGCTTAATAAGTAAAGCATTTTCCCGATTAGTTGTGCAATCTCATCTACTTGGTTTTGTATCCAAGTATCTTGATATATTGTTTTGCGTTCAGTCTGGATATATTCATACAATGCTTTGTAGTAACCAATAAGCTGATTGCTATTTGTATAGTTCTGCAATGTACCAACTGAATATCCTTTTGGTCTACCATAAATACCAGATACGCTTTCAACTAAGTCGTCATACTTATCTGCTATTTCATCCTGAAAGAAGTCTAATGCTTTATGTTCAGCATAAGACATTGTCTGATTATGCCAAACAATTGATTGCTCTTTGCTATCTAATAACGTACTAAGAAATTCTACGAAAGTTGCCATGTTATGGTTTTTTAGGTGTTACGTCCATTGGAATATCCAAAGGTTGAAATTGATCTGTTGGTTGTAAACCAGTAGGGATATATAGTTTCTCCATTTCTTCTGCTGGAATATAGTCAGGAGTTTTAAGTCCCATAATTTCCATTTTCTGTGCTGGAGCAATCCACCAAGCATTATTTAACCAAGTAGTTTGTTCAGCCTTATTAGCTTCTAACTCCTGGAATACTTTGATGTCATATTCTACATAAATGTTTGTTCCTCTATAACCCCAGTCAGTATGTAACTTTCTGTTAAGGTTATCTCTCAATGAATCCAATAAAGGAATAGCACAACGTAAAGTCAATGCCTTTTCTCCCTCTTGTTGGTTATTGTATGTTTTATTATCTGAATCGTTTAACAATTGGCTAGGAACACCGTAAATATTACAAAGTGCTTTCATGTCCCATTTCTCTGATTCAATGATATTTAATTCAACTGGGCTTAAACCAATTTGTTTCCAGTCTACCTTATATCCAGATACTGCAATTGAATTGTAGTTAGCTGCTCCACCTTTTTCACTGATTGCACGTTTCAATGCTTGTGCTTGTTGTGCTCCACTTATTGGGTCAAAGTTATCGTCATTCATAAATAGAACACCTGCTGGTCCTCCATTCTGGAATGATGCAACTGCTGCTGTTTTAGCTTCGTTTGATCTAGTCAAAGTTCTAGCTGCTGCCATCAATGGTGATTGACCATACAATTGGTTACCAGTTACGTTCCATGCTGGGTTAAAGTATTTGTCGTGTAATATTTCCTTTGTTGTAAAGGACCACAACTTACCGTAGTATAATTGATAGCCAACTCTTGTTGGTGGGAACACTTCCACATCGGCAATGATAGCCATGTACTGTGCTGGTAAGGCAAAGAGTTCAAAAGGTTTCCCTTCGTTTGCTCCTCCTTCAATAAGTTTTGCATATATGAATGAATTTCCAGTGATTAATTTAAAACCGCACCATTGCTCAACCAAGTCAGAGAATGTATCCTCACCGTTAGGGTATCTTAATAATTCATTTAATCTTTGATCGCCAGTATATAATTCAAATGCCTTTTTATGTAATTGAGTTACTTCATGCCAGTTCTGTATCTTATCAGGCTGTGCCATTAAAGTTTTATATCTTTTAGCCGCTACTTCATCTACTATCTTGTAAACGTGGAATGGTGCAAGTTTAGCCTTATCAGTAATCAATTTTATAATTGAAAAGACTATATCATTCTTTTGGTATCCATCATTTACATAAGCCTGTGATGTACCACCTTGCCATGTTACTATTCCTTGCTGTATTGCTATCTGTGAATTAGTAGGATATGTAGGCAAAACCGAAGTTAGCTTCTTCTTAGAGAAGATGTCTAATAAACCCATATTAAAAGTATTTAGTCAAAGTTAATAAAAATATACTACCAAACACTAACTTGGAACTTTGGAGTATATTCAAAAATCATGCGCATAGCCAAACAATCGCTAAAATCTGGTGATCTACCAATCAAAGCCTTTACCTTATCTTTTGGTATAATTCCCTTTTTAGTGTCATTATCTATTGACTTTTGCTTCACTTGTTCTAACTCCTCAATGATTAATTGCTTCTGTTTTCCGTCAGCATTGATATACAATTTGCTATCATTTATAAACTCGGCTAACTTAAAATAACACTGTGATTTAAGGTTATCAAAGTTCTCTTTCTTCTTTGTGATATGGTTTTCTAATGGAGAACTATTATTGACAAATCCTTTACAGCGTAGGATGTCAACTACTCCTCCACCTACTCCGTCTTCATCGACTACAATCTGGCTTGTTGGTACTTGGTTCTCTTGTTGGTACTTTTTTATTATTTCAGCCACTTCAACAACCGATTTGCCATGGTATTGATGTAGTTTAACACGATAACCATCCCATACCCCAATGACAGTACTATCACCGCCAAACCTAGCAACGTCACAAGTAATGTAGCGTGAACCACTAGGTACAAAAGTGCTACTGAAAGCATCAAGTATTTTCTCATAGTCGATTAATTGCGAAGGGTCATCAAGGTATTCCCAGTTGCCATACAACAAACGTTCCATGCTAACTTTATCTAAAGTCAATAGGTTTTCCTTGTAATGCTTTGATATAAATGGGTTGTCATCTATTAACGAACTAATAAATCTTTTATTGTATCCAATGCTTCCGTCTTGCTGTGGCTTATAGAACTCTGAATAGGTCCAGTTCTTTGCTGGGTTGCAAGTATATAAAACCTTTGGCACTAAATCGTTTTGATCTAACTGAAATCTTATCCTTGATTTAATAATGTTTCTGGCTTTATCGTCTACCTGATTAGCCTCATCAATAAATGCATCTGTTATTTCTAGTGAACCCAACTCATCAAAGTTTGGGTCAGAAGGATAAGAATAAAGGTCCTTTAATAGAATTACCGAACCATTAAAAAATTCTATTTGGCTCATTTGCCCATTGTACTTATAATGCTTACCAGCATCTAAGCCTTGCATCTTAGCCACCTGAAAGAACGATACTAATGTCGTTTCCTTTAGTGTCTTTAACACAGCACGACCAATAAGTCCTCTAGTATTTGGATATTTTAACCTTTGCTTTAATTGCCAGTAACAACCTAATGCTGTTTTTCCTCCACCTGCACCACCACCGAATAATATTTCGTTAGTGGTCTTATCCTCTAATAAATCTAAGGCTATGGTTTGTTTTATGGATAATTCCATTATAGGCTTCCAGTTTTACCAACGTAAGTTTTCTTTTCTTCCCAGTTAATTGTCATTCCACCGCTTACCTCTACTTCACTTGATTGCTTAGGCTTACCTTCTAATCGGTCTAGAATAATCTCATAGGCTTTTAAATCGCCCTTTCTAGCTTTGGCTATTATCTGCATATCCAATTGCTCTGCTATGCTAAATTCTTCTTCTTCGCCAGTTACTGGGTTTCTCACCTTAGTAACCAATTCAAGTAAACGTAATAATCTTGTCTTGCTATTCTGCACTCCTTTGGGTCTACCAGGTCCACCTGGATTTCCTACTTGGAATGGCTTTAAATTCTGTTCGTTTGCCATACTTCACGATTTTTTCTCGTTTTACAAAGATACGCCACAATTAGGGCAAACCTTGCCTCCTTTAGCATTATCTTGTTTTTCTTCTATGTCATTGTTAGCGAATGCTGGTATATCTAACCCCCATTCGTCTAAGTCTTGTATGTTCCATTCGTTTGCTAATAGTTCCCAGTCATGCTCACCAAAGCTTACATTATCCTTGATAATAAATTCACGCTTTTGCTCATCTGTTAGATTATTTGCATGGATAACTGGCACATCTGTTAACCCAGCTTCAATACAAGCTTTTAATCTCATATTGCCACCCAAGACGATATTATTCTCATCAATTACAATAGGTCTTAGTTCAAGCATCTGGGGGAAGGATTGAATTGACTTAACTAATTGCTTGAATTTATGATCTTTTATTATTCTAGGATTCTCTGGGTTTGGTCTTATTTGTGATACTAGCATTATCGGTTCTTTGTTGGTGTTCTTATAGATGCCGCCTCTACTTGTGGCAGTTTGTATATATCCTTAATGGTTAATTTAGTTTTACACTTTGAGCAGCTAAACTTAAACTTTGATAAATCGCTTTCCCATACAAATTGCTCCTCATTTGAACCGCATTTGCATTTATATATTCTTTTTCCGTAGGTATCTTTCATCGCCCTTGTCTGTTATATGGTTTAGTCGGTTTGTCCTTTGGACCGTTTGTTTTCTTTGCTTTTCCGCATTTTCTTTTGCCGAATGTTACTTTGTTCGAGTTGTTTAGCTTCGCCATATTTTAAATATTCATTTATATAATCAGCTACAAAGTTAAAGGCTTCTTCCTTAGTTTCTCCATATACAAAGTGATTTGTTTCGTCAATTATAAAACTATACCCAAAATAACCGTTTATTGGATTTGTTTCCTTAATGGTTTTATATATGTTATTTGTATTGCTCAATTATTTCATTTAATTCGGTCCTGGTCCATTTCTTTATTAATCTGTGCTGGTATTCTAATTCCATTACTTTGCGTTCACCAACTTTATTGATTAAGTTTCTACGATAACCTATAAGGTGAAATTGATCGAAACCATTACATGACTTACACTCACCATTGACATTATATTCATCAAATCGTAAAGCGGAACTACCCTTAACAGGTACATAGTGTCCAGCATCCATTTGAGTTGTATCTTTTGTTTGACCGCAAGATATACAAGTAAAGTAACCATTGTCTGAATCTCGTTTTCTTATATAAGCGTTAAATACCTTTTGGGCTTTAGCTGTTAATTTAGGTATTGTTATTAATGCCATATTACAAAATTAGGTTATTTAACAACACGAAAACAGACTAATCTGCCATTTACCTCAAATCGCTTTTTTGCTAAAGGACTAAGCCCATTTCTTATACTGTATTCAGGTACTTTGGTTATTCTTACTGCATAAGCTATTGATTTGAATATTGTTGTTTCTTTTGTTTCTATGTCTACCATTTTTATAGGTCTTGCATTCTCCAATCCCTTCACTTCATTCGCCATTATACTTTCTTTATTAATTTAATAATCATTGCTATACTGTAAACAAAACAAGCTAAAGGAACGCTAATAAGGAAAAACTTAGTCAGTTGTAATGTTTTCATTTATTTCTGTTTTTTGTTCTTTTACTACTATAAAATCTAAATGCTTTTTAAATTCCTCTTTGTCTTTTTCAGTTATATCTGGATGATATTTGATTTTTATTAGTACATTTTTTATTGGTATGTAGGTTTCTTCGTTCATAGGTTATTTAATTTTATTTATTAGGTATTGTTGCATTGCGTTTCTATTGGCTTCCTTGTCAGTATCATTAGACAATCTGTTTGTATCACCCATTGCTTTGTATTGTGAATGTGCCTCCTCCTTTTTATTCTGATATTCTATGTGTCTTTGTTCTCTATATTTCTCTAGCATCTCAAAAAATGTAGGCATATCCATTCGGTCATACACTTTGCCATATTTAAACTTAATCATTCCATCTAAGAATAAGAATATATCCTGAATTGCTAATTGATCTTGTTCTGCATCTTCAATTATTGCATAAGATAATTCCATTATTTGTTCAGGGTTCATTCCAACCCTTAGATTAAAGTTATTTAAAGTTCTAGTTATTTGGACTGATAAAACTGCTGCTATCTTTTCTGCTCCATATAATTCCTTTAATGCTGGTAGTCTTTCACTTACTGGAACTAATTCCATTACAGTCATTACCAAAGGCTCTCCTTTTTCTTTATATCGGCACATTTCATTATGAACTGCCCCAGTGCTACCACTCACTACGGCGTTTAGCAAAGGCTTCGTTAAGCTGGTCGAATGTAACTTTTGCAGCGACCTTTGAGTAGTTGTTTGTAGTTGATTTGATAATTTCATCATTCCAAGATTTATTGTTTAAAAATGTTTCTGGGTTTTTGCGGAATTGTTTGTCTGGGACAGCTTGTTTGTAAAGTTCTATATAATTCATGGCATTTTGCCTTTCTTCATCAGATAATTTATTCCACTTCTTTTTTAGTTTAGTCTTATCACCTACCTTTTTATCGTAATCATTCCAAAACCAATCAAAAGCTATATTTACATCTTCAATTATAGTTTCATTTATAGTTTCAGTTTCAGTTTCCATATGCTGAGCATATGCTTTGCTAGTGCTATCGTTTTTTGGTGATTTAGCGTTATTTCTCCTTGATTCAGAGAACTTTTGCCTACGAATTGTTTCGTTATACATTCTTTCGTTATAAAATGTGTCACCATCTTTAATAAATTTGTCCCATATTTCAAAGTCATATGCTTTGCATATGCTTAGCATATCCTTTTCGGTTAATTTACCTTTTTGATGTTGTAGACATAGTAAACGAATGTATTTTCCAACTTGTTCGTTAGTCATTGTAAAAGTGCCACTCAGAAAATCTGATGTATAAAATAGCACTGCTGGGTCTTTAGCCATAAAATAAAAATGCCCTATCAAATCCCCCCTATGTTGCAGATAGGAGTTCATATCAAGGGCAAAAAGTTCTTAATAGGTCTGCAACACCTAAGACAAATATACTAAACTATCCGATAACTAGCGTAACTTTTACCTTGTTTTGTAACAATTTTAGTGGCAATATTTACGCCTTCATTTCTTAGATCAGCTATTCTAGCAGCTAATCTAAAACATCCGAATTTGTTTAATGCATCAATTGGGGTAATTGCTTTTCCTTTACTTAGGTAGTTTGCAATTTGTTGTTTTTGGTTCATAGTGTTAGTTTTAAAATGGTAAGTCGCCTGGTTCAGCTTCTTGTTTGTTTAGATTATTGTATTCTTTCTTTTGTTCAGCATTAGGTTTATAATCGTTTAAATAGATTGTAAAGTCTGGTTGCTTTTCCTGTGTTTTGAATTTGTTGTTCCACATAGAATACTTTTTTCCATTAATAGTAAATTCAATTACTTCTCCTTTAGACGTTGTCTTTTTCCATGCTCCGAACTTTTCTTTTTTATTTTCCATTTTGTTTTGTTTTAATTGCCGTATTCCTCAAAGTCTTCTGTCCAGTCGGACATCCTTGATTGTGGCTTGTAATTTAATAGTTTAGGTTGTTCTAATAAATAGGGCATATTATCCCTTTTAAACGCTTTTAATAATTCTTTGGCACTTTGTACTTTCTCTAGCAAATCCCTTGCTTTAGTGGCATCTGCTTGGGAATATAAGCCAGACCAGTACCAAACATTAGTTCTTAATGATTCTAGCTTTCTGTATAAGTAATCACTCATAAACTTGATTTTTTAGCAGTGAATAATGCAGTAATACCTGGATTGATTAAATCTTTATTTAAGTCGTGCAATTTAGTTAATTCACTTACTGATTCGCACATATCAATCGCCAATGTCAAATCGGTCATTGTTTTATGTTTCTTTATAAATGATGGCTTAATATCAGCCGCATCAACATCCTTATCGGTTACCAATCCCAAGGCAGCAGATAAAGCATATCGTCTATAATAAGTTATGCCTGATCCAAATGATTGATATTCATTCATGCCCTTTAAAGTTGCCGTTGGTATTGAAGTATGGCTGCTAATATATTCACCAGATTTAGTGTGAAATATTATAGTTTCCAATCCATTGTCCTTTAACAACTGGGTAAATCCTAAATTGTGCTTACCTAATAAAGGAGTAATTACTTCAAGTATTTTAGGCAAGTCAGCATAAGTGTAACCATAACCTTGTGTTCCCTTGTGAATTATGGGACATTCCTGCTGAAAATCAGCTAAAGCCTTGAAAATGTTAATAAAACTTGTTTGTTGTAAATCGTTCATAACGTTGGGTTTTGTTTAAATAATAATTAAAATTAAAGGTTATTTGTGGAAAATCAAAATAATAATAAAACTTTTTTTATTTCATCTTGAAAATCGTTCTCGTACTTCAAACTAAGCACCTCCTCAATGGTTTGGACCGCATAGATAACCGTTGTATGATCCCTGTGAAATATATGCCCGATTGCTGATAAAGTAAGGTCTGTACGCTTTCTTATCAAATATATGGCAATATACCTGGCTTTTACTATATGCCTTTGCCTTCTTTTACCTACCAATTCTGCTTTGCTTAGTCCGTAAAAGTTGCACACATCCTCAATGAATTGGGTTGCGTGGCTCATCCTGTTGTATTTCATCCTCGCCAATTCTTTGCTTGGCACTGTCCAATAACTCATTTTGTAATTTTTTAATTTTTGCTCTTAATAATTCGTTTTCTACTTCTAAAATGTAAATGTTTTGATATAATTCCCTTTTGCTGCTATCTATATATGTCATAATTAAAAGTGTAAAAGGTTTACAGGTAACATAAAATCCTCTGTTAATTCATATAAATCAAGGATAAGCCAATGATATGATTTTAATATACGCTTCTGGATCATGTTCATTCTAGCGATTTTAATTAAATAATCATCCTCATACTTATTCATTAATTTAATTGGTTCGTCCCATGTTGCGCCTCTCCATTTGTATAAATCTATTTCTAATGAAGATTGTCTGGCTTGGGCTTTCTTTAACAGTTCAAGTAATAAAGCTGCTCTTTTATGTAGCTTTAATTGTTTGCCTTGATAAGGTAAAAAGTTCATAACGTAGGTTTTAGATGTTTTGTAAAATGGCAGTTAAAATAAAAGCGACTACTAAAATAATGACTGCTTGAAAGTTGTGGTTTTGTTGCTTGTTCATGTTAGGCTAGTTTTACAATTGAAATAATGATTTGAGAATTTGCTAAGTCAATGGTCCTGAATTTGACTACAAAGAAACGATTGCCGTCTATTTCGTAATCTAAGAATACATTGTCGCCTCCTTGTGGGATAAATTGCCCATTGTAAGGGTAAAAATTGTTCTCGAAACTAAGTGTTGTTTTCATAACTTGTATTTTGGTTTTGTTTCACAAATATATATCAACATTTCTTATAAACAATAGATTTGCACAATTATTTTAATATTTTAGCATTTCTTTAACATTTGGGACATAAAGTAAAGCAAAAACTTTACTTTTTGATTGATAAATGACTATTTTTTGACCAATAAAAAAGCCCCGTATGGAAATACAGGGCGTAAACCTTAGTTGTCTATGCGTTATGAACAGAACAAATCTAATACATTATAGCCATAAAACAAAACTCCCCCAATTAAGGGGGAGAACCACACTATGAACCACATGAAAAAACAACCTAAATTGAGCCATCTTGTAACGGCATATCCTCTGTATTATCGATTTCTCGATAGCCTTCTTTCCACAAAATCTTACATAAAGTTACCGACTTTTTAATAATGGCTTCTTCGCTGTCCCTTGGGTTCAATAAATGCATTACTTCATGAATCAATATCTCTAATTTCTTTTTGCCTTTTAGCCTAGGATCAATATGTATTTCCCCATCAGAAAAGGATATTCCATGCGCCTTTTCTTTACCTAGCTTTTTATATATAATCTTAATTCTAGACATTTTTTAACTGTGCTTCGTCTGGTCTTTCAATCTCTTTTATTTGTATTTTATTCCCCCCTCTAATCTTTGCCAACATCTTAAATATTTCCCTACTTTCATTCTCTGCCTCTTGGAATTTCTTTACTAAATAAGATTCCTGATCAGATATGTTCATTTTGTTCCACCCCTTTGGATATTTCATAGTGTTTTAGTTTTATTAGTTTTTTAAGATATAAAGACAAATCTAATGCTTCTTCGTAAGCATGGTTTAACCATTCTAACTCCGATAAATCTGTCCTATCCATTGTTGTTTTATATTCTTTTAAACCTTTGGCTTCACGACCGAATAAATCATGAATAACATCGTCTAGTATCTCACTCATTATTTATCAGTTTTTGAATGGTATTTATTACAGGTTTTGCATTTATACTGGATTTTAACTAAACCTGAAGCAGTTGTTCTTTTATTATTTCTTAATAAATCATCGCTTCCACATTCAGGGCAACTACCTCTATCTTCGCCAAATATAACCCCATAATGCGTTTTAGGCGAAATATGTGAACGCAATTCAACAAACACCTTCTCTAATAAAACCACATCTTTTTTACAGTATTTAATCATTTTATCCATAGCAAGTTTATCCTTTTTTAATAGTATGTCCTTCCATAAAGAATATTCCGTCTTTATCTTTTGTCCTAAGCCTAAAAAATCAGCTATATAATTCAACCTGTTAGAATTGAATTTAAACTTTGACCTTGCTATTTTTAATGTATCTATTGTAGTATATGTAGGGAACATATCAATATGATGAAATAGGCATCTTGTACGAATCCAAGCTAAATCGAATTTGTCTCCATTATGACCTACTAATTCATCAGCAATGTTTGCCACTTCAATAAACTTTTGAAGCATGGCTTTGTCATTTTGTTTGCTATCCCATTGTAAAGAATAAACTTCTTTTTCTTCTTCCCATTTGTAACAAATACAAATGATTGCTCGTTCTTGTATTATGTTTGAATAATCAATGTTCTTTTTGTATCCAGCTTCCCAGAATAGACCTATGTTAGGCGAAGTTTCTATATCAAAGAAAAGCCTTCTACGCTTGGTTTTAAGCGTGTTGTTTTTAGTGGTCATTATATGTGTTTTGGTTTATGCCATGCTATCTCTCACCATATCAGCCTCCGCCTCTCGTCTTCTTACAAGACCATCCAATCCTTTACCTTCCCACAATCTTTTGCTTTTTTCAATCTCCTCTGCTATTCCTTCGTAGTCTTGCTTTGCTACAAATTCTACAATTGCCTTCATTTCCCTTCGTGAATCCCCTTCAAGTTTATTCCCTCTATTAAATACCATGCTAACTAATGCGCCTTGTGTATCTTCATTTAACGATTCTAAACCAGGATATATTGCCTTAGTCAAATTATAATAACGTGGAATAGACTTTTGTACAAATACTTCATAAGCTGCAACGTAAGGTATTCTAACTTGTAGAACCTCGCCTTTAATCATTACTTTCGCTTGTTCGCCTTTCAACCCACACAACGGACGCAAAGCATTAATAAAGTTCAAATTAATCTTATTGGACCAATCTGATAAAAATTGCTTTTCAGTATTATACCCTAAATCATAGCCTAAACCAATCGTACACCCAGATTCACCACCTGGATATGTAGGCTTCTGTAATGCTTTTTCGTAATAGGAACGTCCGCCTATTTCATGTTGAATAATGAGATCAATTGCTTTGCGACTTATCATTTTGTGAATTTATCTATTGTTGCCAATCCGCACCATGCACATATTAAATAAAAAACCAAGTCAGCCAAATGAGTATCCTTACTAGCCAAAAAAGCACCAAATAAAATGAACGAACCAATTGTCGCCAGTACCCTTTTATGGCTAATCGAACCCCTCTCATCTGCTAACATATTTTTAATAAAGTCTAACATAATAACCTAAATTTATAGTATTAGTAGACAAATTTAAGGAAATGGCTGATTTTGGCATTTTATAGATCAATCCAACGCCTACCCCTACTTTTTCATCAAATCGCCTTAAATCGCCTAAAAACCCCAAATAAATGGCATTTTTATCCTTATAGTATATGTTATTTGATATTGTTATGGTTCTTTCGTGCAAATCTGCCTTAAATCCCCTGCCCTGTATTCTATTTTGTGTAATTGTGTCCTGAATGTAGAACGTATTTGAATCCGCATGAATTGTGTCCGAATACGCATAAACTTTGCTATAATCGGCTAAAATTCTTATTGTGTCATGGACCGTTGTAGTGTCAACCGCTAAAACTACAAAAGGGATGGAATCCCCTTTCTTATATCTTGTAAAAGTTTTCTGTTGGTAAACCGTATCAATTTGAGTTATGATAATAGGCTTATCCTTAGTATAAGTAGAGCATTTGCCTACAAAAATAAGAAGAACAGCTATCACTAAAACGATAACTATATCTCGCATTATTTCTTTTTTAATTGCTTATAAATAGCAATACAACCTGAAACAATAGCAATCAACCCTGCCAATATCTGAACCAATGGGACAAAATTCCCTAAGCTGACAAGAGCAGCAGTTCCACTTAATATTATTGACAATATTGGCTGATTGCTATGATGTGTCATTATGCTTCTGTTTTTTCCTCTGTTTGAGGGTTTTGTTCTGCGTTAATCTTACCTAAAAACTGCAATAACGGTAAACCGTAAGCAGTAGGGATTTGATTAATAAACGCTTCTAAATCTTTTAATTGTTGCTCATTTAATGTGATCATAGTATATTGTTTTTACAAATATAAGATTATTTTAATTTCAATAAGTCTATTTCTGCTTTTAATTCTTGTATTGCTTTTACTAATACAGGTACTATTTTTGAATAGTCAACGTTCTGTATTTTTGGTGTGCCATCATCATTAATTTCATCTTTTTTACCACTTACTGCATAAGGTAATATCTTTTGCAATTCGTGAGCAATAACACCTTCCATTCTATCCCCAGCTTCTTTAAATTTAAAATCATAAACTTTAATAGCAGTTACTTTATCTAATCCGTTAAAGTCTTTAAAATCTTCTTTTAATCTATAATCAGAACCTGTTCCATAGGCAACAGTTGAAGCATTTACTACAATAGAAGCTACATAGGTATCACTTTGGTTGAAAAAGTTTACCATATTATTTGTATTTGCAGTTACTGCCATCATAACTGCATCTTGAAACGCTGCCTTATATGCTGAACTAGGTGCAGATGTTCTACCAATACAAACTGTTCCACCTGAAGTTATTCTCATTCTTTCGGTAAGGCTACCTGTGCTGTTATAGTTAGGGTTTGTATAAAAAGCTAAATTTCCTTGCTCTTGTGTGTTTGCTACTCCATAAACATACCCAATAGCTGCACCCATATTGTTGCCCGTGAAGCCATAGTTGGAGAATCTAATTCTGTTATCAGTATTACCTGTTAAATAAATATCTTGACCTGATACTTCTAATTTTGCGTTTGGCGAAGTTGTTCCTATACCTACATTGCCTGCAAAGTATGCTTTACCACTACCGTATAATTGTATATTATTAGCTGTACCTGCTGCATTTCCAATTCTTATTGCATCAAGTGTATCACTACCATTTTGAATATATAAACCTAAACCTGTTGCAGATGTGTTTTGGAAATATCCT